TGATTACCAAGATCAACAATTTGATCATCGGTGTAGTGGATACCAGCATTTTTAGCCATATCAAACCATGCACACATGATCTCTATTTCCTGCGAATCAATAGGACGAGAAACAGGAAACGTTGTTGTGTACATACAGAATTGACGAATAACATCGCTAGTATATTTGTCAATCTCTGTCATACGACTTATAGCACCTGATTGGAAGGTATTGCCAAATTTCTCGTGCGTCACAAACAAATCTGCCTCCGCCAGGAATGTTTGCTTGCGTTCAGCTTCAATCCATTTAGGATTAGTGCTACCATCTTGACGAACGCCAAGAACCATTTGCATAAACAAGTCAATGGATTCAAGTAAGTGTTTGCCCGCCTTACTATTGCCGTTAACAAAGTTCTCACGAATGTCTGCACGATTTTTTACTTTGTAAGTAATGGATGGCACTTGCACGGTACGAATGTCTTCATTGAGAATCATGGTTGCAATGATCCAATAAACAACTGCGGTGTGTTGAGCATCCCAACTTGCAAACAGTTTGGTACCAACTGGATATTCGTTTACAAGATCGCCGCCGTCGACGACTACATACAGCTTGATTGGATCGGCTTGTACTTCTCGGAAATTTTTAAGAATTTCAGACACCCAACCTAAATCAAGCAATCGTTGAATAGTGATGTCAATTAGAATATCTGACAGATATGTAAGACCAGCTTCGGCTAGAGCCAGATCTTTGAATTTTTTTACATGCGGATATCGTTTTTGGAATTCCTTGCAGCCTGCAAGAATTTGTGCTCGAATACCTTTTTGTTTTGCAATCGGAAGATTGCTAACAGTAGTGTTAAATCTATCGCTTAGTTTAACATAACTTGACGACGTGGTGTCGTAACGTGCGTTTTGTTGCGCGGCATAGGTTTGCGCGAATTGCACGAACTGCTTGATTGTTTTTTTGGAACCTACAGCATTGGCAGTAGCCATAATTTTCTCCTAATTGTAATTACTGACTAGTTTTAGGTCTAGTAGTAATGTATGTAAACACGATTGTTTACATGTTTAAGATTATATGTGAAAATTGATTAACCGTCAAGATCTAAATTGTCCAAATATTGTTGCAGATTGTCCGCATGCAATTTTAGCATTACAGTTTCTTGTTCACCGAGCAAAACTACTTCGTCTAGTTTTTGGATATAGTACGGACAAGTGAGCAGCCTGCTCATTTGTATCAGGGTTCGGTTCTTCAAGGTCACAGGTAAACGGCATTCATATACCGGAATTTTTGTCAACTTCTTGATATACTGTATGCCAGTTTTGGTTAGTCTTAGACTGGTTGGATCAGTGTGATTCCACCACCAAACTCGGATGTACTGTGGATATTCTGTTGTGTCACGCCCTGCGGCCTGTAGAATATCTTCAGTATAGGAACGCTGATTACGGGTAGATTTGGTCACCTTGCTTCATTAAGACCACTGTGAATTTGTCTGTCTTGAACAGAGTGTTTAATTTTTTGCAAAGATTGATAGCATGACCGCTATTTGAAAACGACACTTTTTTGTATTTTGGACCCGGATAGTGTAACAGGGTATGATGTGTTTTTAGATTAATTGGCTTGTTGTCATAGAAAACCGCCCAGATTCCTTCACTACTCAAAACTTGATCGCTTTTGAAGTTAGTTTTATTCACATGTTCTAACAACACGGTTGGTTTAGGTCTAGACATTTGCCGGTTTCCTTGATAGTGTATTTATGCCAGTTAACGGCGTAGTTTACTTAAACCCACCACCGTCCATGCCAATGGAAACATTATCCATAACAGGATCAACAGTTGCCTGGGCTTCTGCAAAATTAGCTAACAATATAAAAATATCAGCATGCAAGTTTCTAGCTTCTTCTGCGCTGAGCATGAGTTGTTTACTGCCCGATTGATTCATTTGTTTAACTCGATCATTAAAGTTTTTTAGTGCAAGACTAAGTGATTGCATGATTTATCTCCGACATTTTTTCTAACATAGCTTGTTCTGTAGCAAAAGGTCCCAAGCATGGATATCTATTTACGCTAATACTCTTGGGACAGAATGCTTGAGTCCACGTATCGTTCAATTGGATCAAGTAGTATCCTGCACAGTACTGGCTTTTGCTTTTTTCTGTTTTTGTATAAATTGGCAAGCGCCGTTTAACATCATACACTTCGTTAAAGGATTGACCCAAGATAGGAAAGCCATAGACCTGATTGTCCACGGGTGCTTTGACTTTTTTGGTAGATGTTGTAAACTTGATATTGTGTTGTTTACTTAGAATTTTTACACTGGGATATCGTTCTCGACGGTCATCGTGTACATACACAAAGCCGCCATCCTCAACTGCTTGAATAGTGGCAATTGGATGACCACCGTCTTCAACAATCCAATATTTGTTTTTAATTACAGGTTTTGCTACTAGTTCACTCATCATGTTTTCAGTTTCTTGTGTGTAATGATCTTGCCAATTTCTTGTCCAAGATCTCGATCTTCGGCAACAATATAAAGTTCGCCGTCGTTGTTGTAACCATTGTCAACTTCAACAATGTATCCTCCCACGGCATCAAACACAGTTAAACTGACTTTGTTTGCGGGTCTTGATGATTTTGGATATTCGCCTGCCACAGTATATGCTCCTGCACCAACTGCACCAAGCGGCATATTGCCTACTGATAGTAGTGGTGTGGATCCTGCTTTGTTTAAAAGTTTACTCATTGCTTCATTGCCTCCATTAGAATAGCTTCAGATACTTGTTTGGCAAAATCGCCATCGTCACTGATCATGTACAAAGTATGTTCAGTTGTGTCGTCACGTTGATTGTAAACATGAGTTTCTAGTATATGACCACCCACTGCTTTGTATAGGTGAAATCTCATGCCTCTGGAGTCCAGGTTGGATACTGAATTATCAAATGCTGAACTTGGTCGTGATCCAATTGGAATGCCTTGACCTGTACGGCGATTTGGTTCTTTGAAGTTTCCTTCGACGGGTTCAGAGTCTGAATTCCAGGCCTCCATGCATTTCTTTTTAAACCAACGATCAAACCATTTCATTTTTTTCTTCCTGTTCACATAGCACACGCATCATTTCGAACTTGTCGTGCAGTTCTTTGAGACCCGGATGCTGTTCTATTAGATTAGCTAATCGCTTCTCAGCATGCATCTTGTCTCTGGCCCAGCTCATTACTTCTTTGGCATTGCGACTAAGGTCAATTTCGGCTGTTCCATTGCCAATTTCCAGCCATTGACTGCCATCATACACTTCCATGCGTCCAAACGAAGGATGCATTCTAATCATGCCAGTTGACGGTTGGGAAGTATTAATATAGGGTGTGTTGCCTTGATAGCTGTGTACATCAAGCCACTCGCTACCGCCATTTATGTGTTTAATCATATGTACACCGATAGTAAAATTGCAGTCGTAAAAGCAATGACCAGGTAAGTCAATGCATGTGCCAGCTGATCCAGTCCAAACCAGATCCAAAAAGCATTGTCTTGTGGAGTCAATCTTACGCTGGCACGAACTTTGACCAAGTCAATACTGTAATGCAATACACAATCAACCATTGCCAACATCACACATGCCTGAATTCCTAAAAAGTGCATGAGTATAACATAAGTGAGCACCCCGTGTAAACCAGCATGTTGTAATCCGCCCAGGCGTCCAAGATGTCCTTTATCTTTGAGCATCTTGTTGGTCTGCCAAACAAAGTCAGCTAGAAAATGTTTTACAAACAACAACGATAATATCAACCAAGTGGTCATTTTGCAAAATGTTTGTCTAGTACTTCTAGTTTGTCTTCGTATTCGGCAATTTGAGCAATTTCTGCTTCCATGGCTGTCATCCAATCAGTATGGTCATGAATGGCCATGGGATTGTCCAGCATGATTTCCACATTCATGCGATGCTTGTGAACATGGCTTTCAAAATATGCTCGTGCTGTATCTAATAGTTTCTTTCTCATAGTTGTTCCTTTAAGAGGTTATTTTGTAATGTATCATCAATGCCAAATGCTTTGATATATGGCTTGGAGAAATACCGCCATACTAAAAAAGAATATCACGGGTTGTAGGATAATAAACCACATGAATGGTATAATAAAATCTGTACTTAAATATTTTTTCATGCTTCAACTCCAAAATGTCTTTTAATTGCACCACTACATTCTCTAGCAAATATAGCAGTAGGTGCTTGATCGTGTAGGAAACGACCACCTTCTACAACCCCTACGCATTCTTGAACAATCAATTGAGCAAATTTTTGATTGTATAGCAGAATCCATTCATCAACCGGCAAACCGGGGGAAACACTGATTCGTGCTTGGTCAGCAAGTAGTTTAATTCGTTCGTTCACTTTTCATCTCCGTCAGTGTGCTCCACATGCGTTGTTTGTCATGTTGAATATAGGCACCCGCCACCATCAGCATGTTGTGTGCATGGTCAATGTCACGGGGCACAACCACCCGGCGACCTTGATACAGGTCTTCAAGTGTGGCTTCAAGTTCTTGAATCCGGTCAGTCATTCTTCAACTCCAAAATGTTCCGCAATATATTCCTGTGCTGATTGGCAACCCTGTGCTTGTTTATCCCAGCCATGAGTTATACAACCCCATTGAGCGACATCACACATATGCATACATTCCTCTATAATCAACTTGGCGAACTTGTTCAACTGTGCTGGCAATAATTTATCAGTTGCAGGGTTGTCCCAATATTCTTCTGCCCAAATTTTATCAGCAAGTTCTCGAATTCGTTCGTTCATACAATCTCCATTCCATATTCACTACGACGGTCAATACCTTCATGTGGACAGTAGATCTCGCTCAGTGCCCAGCACCCTCTAAACTCAGCCTCACGACCGCGGACATCCTGCGTGGTGTAGAACTCTGATGACATCAGCCTGGTAAAGATCTGCATGGGTGCATCCAGTTCAAACACACAGTGGACATCGTGCTTTTGTAGCATCTCTTCAACCAGTTTGTATGTGATGTAGAAAGGTTCGTTCATAGTTTCTCTCCGCAATGCGGACACAGTTTAGTATTAGCATTACGCATTTCTTTCAGTGTCTTGTTTAGTTTTCTTGCATCACTAATGAGCCTACGCATGTTTTTACGATCCCTATCGCTTTTGGCCTTGCCCAACTCTTCCTTAAGGTGTAGCTTCATCTTGTTAAGCCTGCCTTCGAATATTTCAATAAAGCCCGTTATGCCCGAACTTGAGCTTGCTGGTGTACCACTCATTTTTGAAATCTCGGCATAACATTATGGCCTGTGTATTGAAAATTATCCAGCATGGGCAGGAGGCCCGCTAAATCCTCTGCAGGGTGACGTTCAATCACAGGCATAGCATCACCATCAACCAGCATGAAGTACAGTTTCTCGGTACCTTCTGCAATTTGCTTTTGAAAGATATGTTGTAAATCTTCTAAGGTCATACAGGATGATCCAATCCAAAGTTTATATCCTGCAGGCATTGTGCCGCATCGTCGTAGCCGTTGTTACGTAAGGTTTGGATGCAGTCATGAACCAGCAACTGAGCAAACTTTTCGGTATGATTTGTCCCCATCCATTTGCCACTACAATCAGTACCAGCTTCTTTTACAAGTTCTTGAATTCGTTTGTTCATATCATTAAGTCTATATTTTGTCCACGGTCGGGGTCCGATGGTTTCAGTCTTTCGACCCTTAGTTTTTCTTGACGCAAAGATTCTTCCATGCGATGCAGTTCCATTTGCTTGTTTTGAAATCGTAGCATCTCTGCGGCACGTGATAAAGTTTGATTCTTTTCTGTATGATTTATTTTCATACCGGATACTCTGCACTAAGAAATTCACTGTACTGTGTAGCATGTTCGCTAAGACGATTCAGTTCATATTTGCCACAGAACTTCAAGAACTGACCGCCCACCATGGGTCTTGACAGTTTTATTGCTGCGGTAGCAATGGTTTCTGCAATCTTGGCCTTGATAGCATCAGGCTGTGCTGTCAAATCAACTAATGTAACATTACGTTGGTAATCGTCTAGCACACGATGTTCGACACCATTATGGTCAGACCAACGTTGCAGCATGAGATTGTTCCAATCAAAACCTTTTTTATCTCGATCAGCAAAGGCTTCCGTTAAGCCAACTTTGTTCTTGCTGCCTTTGGTACGAACACCTGGATAAGCACTGAACACATTGTCACTGGGATCACCACGCATGCACTTCTCAAACAAGATCCATTTGGGGTCTGGAATACGCTTGGGCTCTTTGGTTTTCTTGTCAATGACCAACTTGCCCTTCTTGTCCAGGATACCATCTAGTGTGTGAAGTTCGTCAGCAATACCATTGTATTGATTTACATTGGCGGACAACAGCTGATAAAAGTCTGTGTCCGAACTCACAATAGTGTGGTGATCCTCAGGGTGACTTTGGATCCATCCTGCCACCAAGTCATCTGCCTCCAGTTCGCTGTGCTGGAGAACAGTACAATTTGTTTTTGCTGACAGGAATGTTTTGAGATCATCAAAAGCCTCCCAAAATAGTCGATCTTCTTCAGCTTCGCTTTCAGTAAGTGCGGCACGAGCAACTGCTCGATTCTTTTTGTACGGCTCATAAAAATCTTTACGCCAGCTACGTCCTTCCAAACAGAATACCACATGGTCTGCACGTTGTTCGCGCCATGCTTTGTTAACACTACTCAGTGTAACATGGATTGCAAAACCCAACTTGTCCCATGTGTCGCTTTGACGATGGGCACTATGTCGGGCACGAAAAAATGTGTTTGCGGTGTCTACAATTAGATATCTCATGTGGTAATAATAGCATATTATAACAATTGTGTCAAGTGTGGTAAAAGAAATTCTGCCCATTTTCTATGAGCATCTGCACGAAAATGGTAAGACTGATTTGATTCAAATCCATGATCACTCAACCATTTCCAGTACGTCATGTCTGGGTCATATGGATTAATATAGCAACCATCCCAATCTTGCATCACTTGATCTTGGAAATCACTGTAACAGTTAAAGAATAGGTGCGGGATTTGTTTTCCTTGTAGTTCTTTATGGAACGCGAAGATTTCTGCGTGTGCCTGTTGCTTGTATTGGTCCCAATCAATATTGACTATGTATTTTTTATAGCGTTCTTTAATCTCTGCTGGCCAATCGTTCCCAACTCCGCCGGCATTAACTTGCCAATAGCGATCACCTAGCAACCATTCTTCGCGTTCCCAAGTTGACCAACCAATTATGACAGCATCCGGAACACCTTCGTTGGCAAGATAGTCTCTTGTTGTTCTAATAATTCTTGAGTTGCTGCTGGCCGACTCTGCATCACAATGCAGTACTGCACCAATTTCGTTTGCAAGTAAACATCCGTAACTGACACGCTCGTTGTCGGGATGTGGGACACGACCTAGTGATCGATATAATGGATCGTCTTCGGCAAAGCAGTGACCGTTGACTGCTTCTGCACCGGCACTATGACTATCACCGTTTACATATAATATCATTTATCTTTGGAATTAAGTAATTGGCCCAAGCTGTGTGTCCGTTTAATTTAAAATGTTGCCATTGATCTGGGTCAATGCCCTGTTCAACAAGCCAGCTGTGATATATAGGAAAATCAATATTGGGTATGTTGTCAACTGTACTAAAAATTATAGAAGGAATTTGTTGAATGGCCAACCAATTTTCCAATTGTTGAATTTTTTTAGTTACTGTAAGTACACGTTGCAGTTTATATTCCACGGTATCGTGTGTCAACAACCAATTTTTAAATCGTGTATGTAACTCGGCAGGATAGCGATCCGCGTCACCACGAGTAATTTGCCACCACTTATTTTGATAGTACCATTCTTCTCTGTTCAGTGCCGGCAATCCCAACAGTAGAAAAATATTTTTGTTTGTTTGAAAAA